TATCATCTTCTGGCTTAAATGTTTCTTTAAGGTTGGCCAACATTTTACTACTTAAACTGCTTGCACTCATTGCCATATTACACCGCCACCTTGACTTTCGTTGAAAAACCGATATGTGTAACTCCATAAATTGAGCATGGACTTTTTGCGTGAACTACGCCTTCTGTAGCATTCTTGGCAAGATTCACCATATCACCATTAATATTGCAGGTTGCACACTCGGCATCTATGTTTTTTTTAGCCTTTAAATTTACATTAGCCTCTGTTTCAAGCGTAACATCGCCGGAAATTTTCAAATTTAATATACCGCCATTTTTTATTTCAACATTCAATTTATGCTCTTTGCGATCATATTCAAATCTTGTGCCATCCTTAAATTCCACTACCTTTTTACCTATGCTGTTTTCTGGAGGCAAATCTTCGGCGTTGTAAGTTGCGCCAAGAACCAAACCTGCAATAGGGCCATTACCCAGAAATAAACACCACACTTGCTCGCCTATGTCCGGCATCCAACTATCTTTGTCATCGTGCGTTTTTCTTTGCAATACTTGTAATTCGCCGCTTATAAAATTATCCCTATCCTCAAATTTTACACGCACGGTACATTTTTCCTCGTTTGCTTCCGTAACTTCTCCAACTGCGCAAAAATCACTTATATTCATAATCAATACCCCAAAATTCCTCTAAACTGAATTGAACCATTATAGCCACTGCCCTTGTTATAATCGTGCCTTACTTCTTCGATATTATAAACAGAATCATCCCATTGCCCATAGCCTTTAACGATAAAATTCAATCCACTATATAAATCTGGGCGGCCCATCAAACTCATATTACCTTTTATCTGTTGCATATTTTTACGCCGCAACGCTGATTTAGCTATTTCTATTGCCTCGGCAAGAGTTCTAAAACGCTGATTAATTTTGAGTACTTGCCCAACTTCGGGCATAGTTATTTTTTTTTGTTTTGCATCATCCCCAAGTAAGGCTTTCCAAGTCAAAGGGCCTACAATGCCATCCGGAGAAAGCCTATTTGCGCTCTGAAATGTTGTAACTCCACCATTTGTCAGCACTCCAAAAATGCCGTCTATTGGGCCAGGATTGAAACCTTTATTGGTTAAAATCGTTTGAACTTCGGAAACTTCATTGCCTTTCGATCCCATACTTAGCATTGCCCTTTCTTTTTTTTGCGCTGCGCCTCCGTTTATGATTCCGCTTTCACCTTCTGGATTAAATAGATATTCGATAAATTTCCTTTCAGTTGGATCATAATAATTAACCAAGCAAGCAGAGTAAATATCTGCGCTGTTTGCGTTGATGCTATAGCCTTTAACTCCATCACCAACAGAGCGAATTGTTATTTCTGGGTTTTTATTGTCAAATTCTTCCAACCTGAAAATTACTATTGCTTTATCAGTTATTTTTATTGCCATTCCTGCATATTCGCAAATTGCCTTCAAGCAGGCTAAATCGCTTTGATTATCTTGCTGCCATCTTTCAAGAATTGGGTTATAGTTGCTATACCACTTTAATTCAAATTTGTGTTTATCTGCAATATCCTGGGCAATTAATTTTATTTCTACATTCTCCCAAGCTTTTGTATTTTGTTGCCGCCTTATACTACTGGAAATGCCAACTGCAACGGCTTTTATTGTTGCGATACTTGGCGGCCCAGAGCTACTAAAATCATCTATTTCAAATTGTCCACAATTACGCTCGAAAGAATCGCCTGGATTAAACCAATTTTCAACCCTGAATTTAGCCGCAAATTTTGCGCCTCTTTTAGGCCACCAGCCGGTACGCCATAAACCTTGAACATCTTGCATTGAAAGGCTTATTTCATCTATTTTATCTGTGCTATCTACAAAATTAAAGGATGTAACAAAAGGTGCTACATCTGCGCTAATATCTGCGCCTTCGTATTTTAATTCGATCATAAAACGCCGAGCAGCATTTTCTTGGTTGCCTAATATGGTATTTGTAGCCGCAGTAACAAGTGTAGCAAACACGCATTACCTCCCAACCCAAGGCGGTAAAAGTTGCGCCGTTGCTGTTGCCGGAGTTTGTGGAATAGTAAGATTTAAACCGCTTGGCAAAAAGAGCATATTCATATATTCGGGATTTGCCTCAAGAAGCAAATAAGCAAGCTTTTCCGATCCGTAAATATCAAAGCTCAAAACATCCCAAGTATCGCCTTGTATAGTTTTATATTCCCAAGTCATGCCATAGCCACCCTAGCGGCATTATATTCACGCTCATTAAACATCCGCTGAAATTTAGCCGCCCAATCACTTATAGCATTATTTACGGCATTTGAAATGCTCTGCGAATCGCCTGATGGTGCATTTATCGTAATGTTTGGCGAAAAGTTAAATGAGCCTCCAGATACATTTGTTCTGCTGTTATTGTTGCTAATGGAGTTGCTTAACTGTTGCGCCGGTGATATTTCGCCCTGCGCCTCTTTTAATATTGCGGCAGCCCTTGCCGGTTTTGTAAGGGGAATAATAGCTTCTGGGCCAGCTTCTCCAACCATTGCAATTTGTGGCCTATTAACAATACCGCCATCGGCGAACTTTGGCAATACCGAAGAAACAACGTTTTTAACGCCACCAGCTACATCTTTTAAGCCCTGGGGTATTAACCCCTTAGCGGCATCTAAAACGGCCCCAGCAGCCCCTTTTATGCCGTTAATAATGCCTGTGGTAAAGCCCTTAATCCATTCCCAGCCCTTAGCGATTAAATCTATGCCAAAAATTTTCGCTATCAAGGTATTAATAACAGAAACTATATTAAAATTTTTTAAGATATTTATTATGCCATTCACAAAGCCATCGTTAAACATTGATTTAACATAATCGATAAATTCAAAAAATAAAGCTTTAACCGCCTCAAATTTTTCCATAACAACTGCTTTCAAATCAAATCCAGTAAATGATTTTATAACATTTGAAACCATTTCCAAAATATAGCGAGGCCCCAAAGTAGCCAACCGCTTAAAAATTTCCAATATGCCGTTTAAAAAACCGCCTTGGAAAGCTTCTTTTATTTTTGTTATTTCATTTTTGAAAAAGCCTACAAAGCCTTTAAAGAAATTTGAAAACACATTGAATTTCTTTTCTAGCGCAATTACGGCCATAACAACAGCGGCAATTGCTGCAACCACAAGCATAATTTTAATTGCAGGCAACGCAAAAGCAATGCCAACCGCTTTAATTACCGGCAAAAATGTCATAAATGACTGCACGAGCGTTGCTGTTTTCATCGCTGCAATACTGAATGTAACCGCAATTTTCGCAATATTAAAGCCACCCCAAGCACCAGTTACTAATTTAATTGCATTACCCCAACCGCCAAGCGATTGAGAAACATTATCCGTTGCTTTTACGAAATTTTTAATTCCCTCTACTGCCGCTAATAAAAATTCTTTTATTTGCGGCAAATGATTCTTAAATTCCTCTATAAATTCAGCGGCTTTGCTTGCAATCAATTCACGATTTGCAATTATAAACTCCGTAAACGAATTTGTAATATCCGTTAATGGCCCATGTAATTGCTTGCCAACGGCAATAGCAAGCCCTTGTATTGCGCTTTTGGCTGCCGTTACGCTGCTTGTAAATGCAGAGGCTCTTTTGCCTTCATCTTCATCAAAAATTATGCCCATGCGCTTTGCATCGGCCTGTAATTGCTTTATAGCATCGCTTCCTTGCTCCATTAATGGAACCATATCTGCGCCACTTTTCCCAAACAATGCCATAGCCAAATCTGCCTTATAAATTCCCTCCGGCATTCGTTTAAACATATCCGAAGCTTCAAGCAAAATTTGGTTGCTATCTTTAAGTTTGCCATTGGCATCGTAAATTGATACGCCCGCCCTTTCAAAAGCGAGCTTTGCCTCTTTATTTCCTTTTACCGCCGCCGAAATATTTTTGTTCATTTTTTCCATTGAAGTTGCGAATGAATCGGCGTTTATCATGCTTTGATCCGCAGCATATTTTAAACCGCTGAAAGCTTCTATATTAATTCCTACTTTTTTGGCAGTTTTTAAAGCGGTATCTCCCATCTCTGCCGTTTTCAGGCCAAGCGCATAAATTGAAGCACTAGCACCGGCAGCGACAGCCCCAACTTTTGCTATTGTTTTTATCGGTTCTAAAACTGCATTTCCAAAATTCCCCCATGCAGCACTTGCGCCGGCTGCTTGTTTCCCCAAATCATTAAACATCTTTGTTTGTTCGGCGGCGAGTTTATTTCTATTTGCCGTTTCTTGTGCTTCCTTAGTTAATTCTTTTAATTTTTTGCTCGCTTCACCAACTGCGCCTATAAAATTAGCATCCAGCTTACCGCCGATTGCAAACGCTAATTCCATTACACGCTTATCTGCCATCTGGATTTTCCCTATCCACTACAATTTTTACAACCTTAGCCCATTCAAGCAATCTATGAATAGGCAACTTCATTAAAGATGTTATAGATGTATAAGTCATGCGAGCCAGCGTGACTATAAGCTCCATTAAATCTCTGTAGTTTCCGAAGTTGCACCTAATAAAAAAGCTTGCGCCCTCATCGTTAATGCCGTGCCGTCAGCTATACCGAATTGTCTTAATTCATGTATAGTTATGCCTGCGGCTTTAGCTACAATATGAGCTAAATAAGCCTTTGAAAATTCGGTTACATTGCCTGCACATTCAGGTTTTGAGGCTATTTTCTCCATATCTTTGGTTGTTAAGCTATCAAAATCTAATGTTAAAACGCTAATTGTTTTGCCTGCAACAATGACTGGTTTTTTGAGAATGTATTTATCCGTTTGCGGAATTGCCTCTAATACTTCCATAGCTTTTTCTTGTTCGCTATCCATAATGCCTCCTTACATTAAACCAACTGCTTTTTTAAATTTTGAAAGCAAATCTTCGCCATTCACTTTGAAAATATTGTTGAACTTGTCTATTTCATAAAGTTCTTTACCCTTGAAAAATTCCTTGAAATATGTTATCTCAAATTCTAAGGAGCGGCCCTGCGCTTCGCCTACATTCAAATTTCCTACAGTATTTGTTTTTAGGCTTGCACCCCAAACGATTTTATGTTGGCTAACATCGTAAGCACCATTAGAAGGATCAATGCCTTGAACGGCATTCCAAAACTCTATGTGCATTCGCCCGGCAACCAAAAGCTTGCTATAATCTTCGGTAACAGTGCGAAAATTAACAGTTCCAGAGGCCGCTTGGAATAAACCGTAAATAGGTTGATCTATTACTCCGGCAATTCCTGCACCTTTTATTTCCGCTGTAATTGCCGCCCAATTTGGTTGAGTAATATCTACTGTACCAACCAAACGACCGCCAGAGAGATACATCTCATAGTTGATATTTGTTTGTGGTATTGTTTTGCTCATAATGCCTCCTTATGCTGCAAATAATGCTTCTAATAATGTTGGGTCAAATTCAAGTATAAAATCAATTTCCTCGGCAGGAACGACCATGCCCAATAGTATTCGGAATCTTATAAGCCCATCCATTATATTAATAATTGCATTATCATCCGGTGTAAATTCAATTCTGCTGCCGGGAAGTAATGCCTCGGAAGCACCTAGCGAATTCAAATTGATTTGCTCGCTATTAACTATGGTTTGTATTAAGCGGTTGTTTATTCCGTCATCTACTTTTTGAAAATAAGTAAGGATTAATCTATTGCTATACCAAGCAAACATTCTTCTGGAAGAAAAAAATACATCTTTTGGATCGGTTGCCCCAGGATAAGCTGCGGTTCTACCACCCCATGATTTCCAGCCGTTGAAATTTAAAGCCGTAGATACGCCATTTCCTGCCAAACGGTTTGCCTTAGATAAATTCAAAATAACTTCTTCGCCGCCTGCAACTATGCCCTGAATGGGAAGCGTTTTATTTGAATTGCTCGCAAATGGAATATCCATATTAGCGGCATCGGTTTCGGCTGCCGTTCCACAAGCCAGAACGCTCAAAGAAATTTCCCTATCTCCAACCTTTGCCTTTGGCCAGCACAGCAGCATATCTTCATACACAAGGCTGTTTTTGTTTTTGTATTCGGGAACTTTAGTGTAAAGTTTTACTCCATTTACGCCATCTGTGGGAATATCTCCGTAAGCTACAGATGTGAATACGCTGTTTATGCGCTGTGTTTTAGCTGCCATTATTGCAGCTACAACTGGGTTTTCGGAGAAGTGGGGAGCCACCAATCCACCAGGAATTAGGCTTGTCAGCGGAAATACATCTTCAATTAATTCTAAGCCCGTAGTTTCGCCCGTTTCAATATCGTAGCCGCCGATACAATCATTGGCAGTTACCATTTCGGGAGCGGCGTAAGTGTAATTTGCTAAAATTGGAGCATGACCGCTTTCAAGCAATTTTTCTTCAAGCAATTTTCCCGGAATTACTGTAATAACACCAGTAATTTTATTTATCGTGAAATCTTCGCCTTCCGTAAAATTGTTTACGCTGTTTAGCTTGATTACATCGGTATTTTTTAGCGTTGCGGTGAAATTTCCAACGCTCCCAACAAACAAAAGTTCTTCGCTTGGAGCGGTGCTAAAATGTATTTCTGGATTAAACAGATTCACAAATAGAACCGGTCCTAAATTAAATAGATTAAAATGGCTGAATGCCATCATTGACAAGCCCCATTTCTTGAAATCATCGGTTGCGGACTTTATACCCAATGCTTCCTCTGCATCCGAATTTTGCTGTGCTAAAACTATGCTACCTGGCATTGCGTTGGCTTGGCTATCCGCAGGCAAGCGGTGGATAGGTGCGCAACCAAAAACCATCGGTATTGCTGCGCTTACACGTGCTGGGGGAATTAGCCTTGTAGGTACTTGAAAAGCTCTTGCACCACGAAAATACTCTGCCATAAATTACCTCCTTGCCTTCTTGCGGTCTTTGTAATCTTTTGAAACGCTTTTATGCGCTGCGGATAAATCAGAATCTTTATTCATTAATTCTTTCATTGCTTTTGGGGCATCAACAACGGGTTTAAATAGCTTTGCAAAATTCGGATCGTCTTTTATGCGTTTCGCAATATCTTCTGGTATTCCGTTGGAGTAAATGGTTCCGTAATTTATGCTGAATGAAACTTGCTTGTCTGCGCTGCGCTCCATCATTGGAGGGCCTAAATATATAACCTTCTCGGTTTTCTTTTCGGCTTCCGGCTTTTTTGTTTCCGTCTTTTTTTGTTGCCTTTCATTTTGACTAGTGTCTGCCATTGCAATTCTCCTACTGGTTCTCGGTTATTGGGTTTGGTTTGTGAAGGTATGCCGCTGAAAAAGTTGCCGTTACTGCTGCGCCGTAAAATGGATGTGTTTGTAATCCAGCTTCATAAACACTGCTTAAATCTTTGGGCAAACCCATAATCCATTCTACATCGTCTTTTATCTTCCAATGGTTTTCTTCCCAAAACATTTTAGAATTTAGGGCGTATAAAACAAAATCCACCATGTTTGCAATATCATTGTAGCCAGCTTCAATTTCTTCAAAGCTGTCTTTGCTATATACGCAACATAAAAAACTAACTTTAACATCGTGTGTTCTTGCTTTTGTGTTATCTGTAACAACAGCCGCTTTTGTTGGGCGAATCAAAATAAATGGAGCTTCCCTATTTGGTTGCTCTGTTGGCGCATCTTTTGGCAATGATTTTTTCGGCGGTATATGTCCGATTAGTACATTAGGCTCACTGAAAAAATTAGGTTCGCAAATACGTTCTTTAGGTGCTATGCTATTTTCAGCAGGAGGCAAATCAAATAAACGAGTTTTTAGCTGCGTTTTTAGTTCAGCTTGCAAATCTTTAAATAGTAAAAATGTAGCTCTCATTTATAGCCTCGCCGAGTTTAAAAATAAATCACATTGTGCTATAAATTTTTGCTCAAAAATTTCTTGGGCCTTCGCCTGCATAGAATTTGGAATATTTGTTTTTTTGGACTTTGCCATTTTTGCAAAGCTTGTAGAGGATAAATGTCTGGTTGCTTCTCTGCGGCCTCTGGATGTTTCAATATATTTTCCTTTTATGCGTTCATAAACTCCAACATTGCGAGAATCCATATTTGTAACAAAGGCGTGTTTGAATTGGTAGCTATTGCCTGCAATAAGCACACTAACGCCGCCTGTTGTTTTGCCGCTCATAACATTGCGAGGGCTTACGCTTCCAAAATTCCAAAATGGCGTTTTTTTGCCACCCAATAAAACTTCGGCAACCGCACTACCTGCGGAAATAGAAGCTTTTTTAATTTTTGCATCTTGTGCCGCTTCTTTTTTAATGCCCCATTCTTTTGGAACTATTTTTTTAGATTCCGCTTTTATTGCCTTTGCGGTTTCGTTTATTGCAGTTTCCAAGGCACTATTAAAATGCTCTGGCATTTGCTTCAAAAACAAATTTACTGCACTGGAATTTTGAAGGGTAACGCTTGTATCTATCATGCCGCAACCCTCCGCTCTAAAATTATGATATAATGAGCCAGCGGAGTTTGAACATCGTAAATATACCACGGTTGGCCGTCGAATTTTACTTCTTCGTAGGGTTGCGGTGCAGTTTGCAAATCTTCTGATTTACAAATTACACGCAACCGGTGGACATTCACGCCCTGCGCTTCGTTTTTTTCAAGTTCTTCAACGCCTTTAACAATTTTCAATGGGTAACCATTCCAATTACAAGTATAGCCAAATTCTTCTGTGTTAATCAACGCAGAATCGAAATCGGTTTCTACTTGCTCTTTGAAGTTCACCCATTATCTCCTTTTGCTTCCAGTTCCTCAACTGCTTTTTTATGCAATTCGATTAACTCTGCTTTGGGAGTATTTGCCTTGTAATCAACGCCAAGCAAAGAAAGTTCTTGCTTTAATTCGTGAACATTGATCGTATCATAATCAACTTTATCATCGAGTTTTTCGCTATTTCCGGCTCCGGTTTCCTCGGTGTTTTTTGGCAGTTCAGGCGCAGTTGTTTTAGGCAACTCTGTTTTTTTTGCAGGACCTAAAATCTTGGCAACACCCAAAGCTTCAAGCCGTTTGGCCTGCGCTTCGGTTACTTCAAGCTCATCGTCTTTGTTGTAGTCTTTACCACTATGGCGTATTGGAGCTAACAACAAAATTGAAATTAATACTAACAACGACATTTTACACCTCCATGACATCTGCGACTAAGAACGCATCGGTTTGATAAAGATTAGGCATTGGGGCCATTTCAAGCTGTGTAAAGCGAGCAGAGCCGTCTGGTTTCATCCAAGAAGAAGCAAATTCATCAGCGGCATCCAAAAATTGTAAATTTTGAATTAAGCCGTAATGGAATGCGCAACTTGCATTTTCAGAGCCAAGTAATACTTTTCCCGGTGGCACCAAATCTATTTCTTCGCCAGTTTCTGGATCAGTATAACTTTCATCATAAGAAAATAATTCTACAATTCCAGATGGTAATACTAACCTGCCGTAGTAGCTTATGCCTTCGGCTAATGACTTAGGATCAATTTTACCCATTTCAATGCTTCTGTTGTCCAAGCGGCTTTTCGCCTTAGCATTATCAATTATAGCCCAAGCTGCATCACTACTTATAATGCAATGTGTTGGTTGTATGCCGCTCCGTTTAACTATCATTTTGCGCCATCTATCTAAATCTCGCATTGGATCAGAATGGTCCACATCATTCCATGCGCTAGTTCCAGATAAAACAATTTTATTAACGCCATCTTCATAGCGAAAATCTACTTGTGCATCCCAACCCTTGCCCTTAACAATAACTTTTCCATTCCACAAAGCCTCTGCGCACATTTTTTCTTTGAGCCTTATAAATCTGGTTTTTAGTTCCAGCAAATCTTCGCCCAATATAGTTGCCATGCGTTCACGAGGTGTAGAAGGGGTATAAGGGGTTTCCGCAGGTAAGCGAATTTGCGTATCGGCTGCACGAAGGGGAATCATCTCCTTCACATACGCAGGTTTTGTAGATTCGGTTGAATAGCCCGTGCGTTCAACTACAACGCCATCATGCAACGGATTTACATAGGCTGCTGTGCGGCGTTTCTTTTTTACAATATCAAATTGTACTTCTTTTGTAGTGTGTAAAACTTTCCGGCGAAAGAAAGTATCAAACAAGAATGTTTTGGGTGCGTGTATTTGTTTAAGGGCCTCCATCATTTTTTGGGGCTCATACAAATCTACATAATTTTCTAGCTGCATGGTTGTTTCTCCTACTGGTTGGGTGCTTGCCTGGATTCTTTGAAAAAGATTGAATTTTTGCGAGCGGCTGTGAAATGGGTTTGCCAAGTATCCGAGCCACCAAAAATTAGTTTAGTGCGGATATATTCGCCTGTTAGATTTGCAATACCAACCGCTGGGCCTGCGCTTGCATCTACATCCTCCATAAGCACAGCAAACGGTTCTTGCGAGCCATCTGTTGCCGAACTATCTACAAGCTTGTAAGTATCTGTATTCGTAATTTTGCCGATTACGCTGCCAAATTTGAGGTTATTGCCAGAAGCAATAGTTACCGCTTCTGTTGATCTTGGAAAATCGCCTGCAAGAATTTCTTGCCAGTTCATTTGCCCAATGGTGGTTATTCCTAAAGTTTTCATGCGAGTTTTCCTCCTGCTACAATAGCTTTTACGTCTGCATTGAATTGTGCGGTTTTATCCGAATTTTCACCATTATTTACCGAGCCGGTAACTCCGTTAATTTCTTCTTTATCGCTTGCAAAGTTTGCGGCAAAACTTTTACCGGCTTTGCCCTCGGCTTGTAAAACCTTGAACGCTAATTGCTCGGCATTGCATGGTTTAGAAAATTTTGCTTCTTCAATTAAAGCTTTATTATCAATTACGGCACTCATTGCATCTATTTCTTTAATGCGTTGTCTTTCTTGCATTACGCCTTTTTGAACTATGGCATTGTAAAGTTCGGGATTAGAAGCAAGTAATTTAGTTTCGTTGAGGAAATGACTGGCGGCAGGAGTTTCCTCTATTCCACCGCCAGCCGTTTCTTCCAAAGGAGCATTAACAGTATTTTGTTCTAGTTTTTCACTAGATTTTTTATTATCCTTTATTTCAAGGTTTGACGAATTTTCATTTTTGGTTGCGCTCATTGCGTTTTCTCCAATTTTAAGTAAAGATACATTTTTAGAATTTGCAGTTAAGTTTTTCAAATCTTTTACAACATTTTCCAAACTGCTTAACCCGTCTATCATGCGATTATATTCGGCTTCGTTGGCGATTAACATACTACCTTTTCCAAAATTTTCTCGCACATATTCAACGCTAACGCTTCTATTTCTTGCAAGATTTTCAATGAAAATTTCTGCAAAAGCATCTAAATCTTTTTGTAATTCTTCACGCCCGGCATCTGTTGTTGGATCAAGATTTTTGTTAGGTGTTTGACTTGATACGACTTGATAATCTCTAACTCCTGCTCGTTTTTTCATCTCTCGGCTATCGCTCCAAGCCGCTACAACGCCAATACACCCTATTCGTGCTGTTGCATCGCCATAAATTTTATCTACTGCGCTTGCTATCCAATACGCTGCACTCGCACCCATGCCGGATATATACGCATAAATAGGCTTAGTTCCTCGTGCGTTGTATATTGCATTAGCAAATTCATGAACGCCTGTAACTTGGCCGCCAGGGCTATCAATATTGAATAAAATAGCCTTTACCGAATCGTCTGCCAAAGCTTCTGTTAATCCTTTGGAGTAAGATTCAATGCTACCTCCACCGGAAATTGCGCCAAATAAACCAGCACGAGGAAATATTGAACCAAAAATATTTATTATTGCAATTCCATCTTCGTTGCATTGATAAAGTTTTTTGTCATATTCTTGGCGTTTTTCTAAAGCCGCCTCAAAATCGCTAATGTCTCTTTGAGCGATTCCCAAAATAAGTTCTAAACCTTCCGGCGTAATTGCCCAGGGAGTTTTTTCTATAGCGGAAATTACGCTATCCGCTGGCTTCTTCTTCGTTTTGGATTCCATTGTTTCCATTGTTGCCATCCTCGTTTGAATTGTTGTTTGTTTCCCTTGGTGCAGCACCGGGCATTGTTGCTTCATAAGTTAAACCAAGGCTTTCAGCATAGTTTTTTTCCTCCGCTTGGATTCGCATAACATCACGGTAATCCATGCCGGTTAATTTTTGGGTTTCTGCTTGCTTGGTGCTAAATCCATATTTCACACGCAAATTAGCAGCATTAACTTCTTTAACTTCGTCTATTTGTCCTTGGGCTGGCCCCATCCAATAAGCACCGCTATAAGCAAAACGGCGGTAAGGATCGGTTAAAAATCCCGGCGCAATTATGCGGCCTTTAGAAACGGCTTCGATTAAAAAAGTTTCATAAATCGGCTGGCTAAATGCCACTTCAAAATCATCTCTAATAACTAATGCGTATTTATGGAATTCTAACATTGCGGCACGGCTTGCACTGTAACTGCTGCTATAAAGTTTCATAAGTACTTCGTAAGGAATTGATAATCCCATTCCTACTTGTTTAACACAAGCAGAAAAGAATGGATCATATTGCGAACTTGGCCTTGCTGCATTTATCATATTCAGCTTTTCGCCTGGTGCTAAATCCACCCAAGTTCCTGCGCCAAGTTGATAGTTGCCCGGTTTCTGCCACGGGTATTCTATTGCATTTCCTTTTTCATCTTCATCGGGATAAAGTAGGGTGCCGGTTGAATCTTCCAATGGCCTTTCAACTCCAACGGTAAGCATTGCGTTTACAACCGCAGCCGAAAGTTCCGCAGAGGAATAATCGCTAATCTGTTTTAATGGTTCTATCACAGGGGCTAAAATTGTAACGCCTCTGCTTTGCCCAATTCTTTCTACTTCCATTAGGTGCAATACATTTTTAATTCCTGTTTTGCGCCCATAAATCGGCACTCGTTGCCAAACGGCTTGCGTAGTATTCATTGCGTAGGAATAAGGGTGTGGTGTACGAATATGTATAGCAAATGCAACGCCATCGGCATCACGTTCAATTCCCCCAGCTATTTTTTCAGAATCGGGCAAGCCATCTGGATTACACACCCTATCTGCTTCAATAAGTTGCACACGCAAATCATAAATCATACCGGGAAATGGCTTTAATGGCAATAGAGCAAAACAATCACCTGAAATTAGTTGCGCGCCGAAAGCCAGCCGTTGCAATCCATAGAAAGTTAATTGCCGGGAAAAATCACAAAGGCTATTTTCTGCCCATAACCTGAATTCTTGCTTAGTTTTCGCTTGCCAAATTTGCGCTTCTTCTTCGCTCATTTTTAGAAAATCTCTATCTATGCTCGGTTGTAATCGTAAGCCAGAACCAACTACACCAGTTTTCAAAGTTTTTATAGCACCAGTTGCAGCCGGTTGGTTGCGCACAGAATCGTAAGACCTAGCTCGCAATGTGTTTGCATGGGGAAGCAATGCACCATCCGCAGTTGTGTAACTAGCCAGCCATTCTCGCAATGAGCGTTTTTGCGAAGCGGCCAAATATGGCGCACGGAATGTTTCTTGAATTACGGAAATATTTTCAGAAGCCCCAATTTCTGTAAATAGGTTTGGCGCATCTGCGGATATTTTAGGCTTCCTTCCCATTAGCTTGATACCGGAATTAACTGTGTGAATCTCCTGCGCCCACCGCCGCCAGATACGGTTTCGACAATGCCTTGCCACTCTTGCCGTCCTTTGCGGACTTTTTCTAAATCTGCACGAGTTAAAGACTGACCGCCGATTTGATATGATTGGCTTAATAATATTGCTTTTTCGGCTCGCACATACAAAGCGAACATTTCTTTTGCTAATTTTCTAAACTCCGCAGGATTTGTAAAATCTATCAAATTAGGACTTAGCGCAGTGCCGAAAGATTCACGTGCTTCATCCATTTTTACCTGTTGTTCTTCCGTTGCCATAGCAAAAAATACCTACAATTAAATTCTAGTTTTTCACTAGAAAAAAATTTTGCTAGTGAATTAAACTCTATGCAGATAAAAATATAAATGTAAAAATGTTACTGATTTAATGTAATGCCATTTTGTTTTGGAGCAATTTTAAAGTGTCTTTGAGTTGGTTTAGCTTCGGGAGTTATCGGGTTTGTTGGCGTTTTAATAGATTCATATTGTATCGTTAATCTTGCTAAATCCTTTTCCATAAACC